CCGAGCGTATCCGCTGCCCGACAATTCTGTGCCGCCGCCAGCTTCACCTGGTGCAGCCGTGAACAGGCCAAGATACCAAGCGGTCGGGCGTGCCGGAGACGGGCTGCTTGCCGTCAGGAGCCACGTCAGGACGCTGGTTTCGAAAGAGTTGGTCAGTGACATCAGAAACTCCTGATTTTCATACGCAGGCCGGTTCCGCTGTGCCGCGCGTCGTTGGAAGAATTGTTCAGGTTATCAATCGCGGATTGATATAGGGCTGCCCAGATTTGAATGCGGGCGTCGTCTTTGAGATACGGGGCCGAATGGATCAGCGCCCCGTAGAGGTAGGCGTCCGGCGCGTTGGTCAAGAGCCAGTTTGTCGTGGCCGAGTCCGACAGCGCAGGTATCTTGCCGAAGTATAGCAGTTCGCCCGTGTAAAGGCCATCCGGAACTGGGTACAGTTCAAACTGCGCCCCGGTCATCGCGTAGTAATACGGGCGGCCAGTGACGTTGCTGTCGGCCTGCTTGCGGTCGATCAGTTCCGCTTGGCTGATGAGTTCCAGCCGCGAGGTTTCGCCGGTGGTCAGGTAGAAGCGGATTGTTTCCACCCAATCGGCGGGAATGGCGCTGAATTGCGTGTCAAGCTGGGCGGTCGCACGGGCTTCCATACGCCAGTGACGCAGCTTGCGCTGCATGTCAGCCTCGGCCAGCGCGATGAAGGTCGGCACGACAGACGTAAGATCGTCGCGGTTCAGAAAGTCCGCGACGGCTGTCTTTAGCGTGGCATAGGTCGTGATGGTCATTTCTTCTTCGCCTCGTTGCGGGCCGAAATGGCCTTGGCTTTTGCCTTAGCGTCCGCCTTGCTGCTTGCGCCCCATGCGTTGAGTGATAGCAGAAGTCGCGTGGGTTTTCCATCCTCGTCACGCTCGGGGCCGGGCATACCGCCCATCCGAGCCAAGAAGGACGCCCGGCGCGGGTTGTCGCCCGCCTTTACCGGGGCCTTCAGGTTCATTCCCTCGGCCTTGGCAGACGCGCGGCCCTTGGCGTTTAAGCCGCCGCTGGGAGACTTGCCTTCCTTACGCTGCCAAGCCGGGGTCTTCATTTCTTCTTGGCCGTCTTGGCCGACGCCTTGAATGCAGCCGCCGTGGGCGCGCCCTTTGAGCCGGGCTTCCGCATCTTTTCGCCCGATCCGGCTTTGATGCGGGCCTTCTTGGCGTTCAGGTTTGCATATAGACCGCCGGGCATTACTTCTTAGCCTTCATCATGCACTTGCCCATTGCCTTGCACTTGGCGGGGTTAGGGCAGCCTTTGCACGGGGTGAACTTCACTGGCTTTTTCATTTCTTCTTCGCCTTTCCTGCTTTGCTGAGTGCAATGGCAATCGCTTGCTTTTGCGGCTTGCCGGATTTCATTTCCGTGCGGATGTTAGCAGAAATCGTCTTAGCAGACGAACCTTTTTTGAGTGGCATTATGGCCTCCTCTGACGCGGGATGCCGCCACCCTATCACATCACGCGATGCCTTTCAAATTGCGTCGCAATGGTGCGCCCCAATCGTTATCGACCGGGCGATAACCGACAAACAGATAGCGCAGGCTGTCGCATGTGTGGCTGGTCCAATCGTGCTTAGGCTTAGACCGCCACGTCTTCGACCGCTCGTCCCAATCGCGCTGATACTGGCGCAGGGATTCGATCAGCCGCGTGTGCTTTTCGTGGATATATGTTCTGGCAAGCCCGTTGCGGACAGCCTGAATGCCGTCCTCAATTGGTATATTCGGCGCGATGGTGATGTTGCGGATGCCGAGGCCCTCAAGCGTCTCAATCCGCGATACACCGCTGCCAAGCTCTCGCACACGGGCATCGTGCGGCAGGATGTGGTCGGTGTATGTGTAGGGCTTCTCAGACAGCAGGCGCGCGTAATGCGCCAGCCCTTGGCCGCTGTCTTCGATGTGGTCGATGATGCGAACCTCGTTGCCGACGAACTGGGCGAACACGATGGACGTGGTGTCGTCCATTCCCAAGTCCCAAGCCGTCACCACGCCAATCTGAGGCTCATGCAAGATGTTGCGGATGCGACCATCTGCGGTCATCTGCTTCATCTCGCGGCCATAATATGCCCCGATGATGGCGGCCTCGAAGCTGCACTCAAATTCCTGATCGTAACGATCCGGGCCGATTGTCTTCAGCGCGTCGTTAAGCTCCATCTGCGGGATGATGCCTGTCTCGGACGCGGGCAGCACCAACGAGAACCAGTTGTCGTCTCGCGTGGCCTTGTCGTAGATTTCCCAAAACTCGTTCTTGCCCTTCGGCGTGCCGATGAACGTGGCACGGCCCTGCCGATCTGCCAGCGCAGGGCGAATGACGGTAGGCCATGCGTTGGCCGGGAAGTCCGCAGGCTCGTCCAGCACGACATCATCGAAATACAGCCCGCGCATGGCGTCGTAATTGTCAGCCCCGAAAAGCCTGATGCGCGCGCCGTTTGGGAAGTCTGCGCGCAGTTCGCTTTCGTTATATGACATGCCGGGAATTGGCGCTGTGAACTGTTTGATGTAGTCCCAGCTAATCGCCTTGGCCTGATTGTAGTACGGCGCAATGTAGCCGCAGCGCACGTTTTCGCGCTGCGTCATGATAGCCGACTTGATTAGGTCGTTAATCGCGCCAACGGTTTTGCCAAAGCGGCGATGTGCCACGATGCAGGCGAACCGCTCCTTGCGGTTATGAAACGGCAAAAGCTGCCTGCGCGGTGCGTAGGGGATTTCAATTGTCGGCATTTTTCCACTGGATCGTGAGCGGGCCGCCGTTGCTTGTCACGTCAACCTCTTGCTTTTCTCGCCAGCCTGCCCGCGTCTTCATCCAGAAGATCATGGCGGTGGTGTCGCCTTTGGTGGCCTTGTTGAACAGCGCACCGCCGACCGAAGCATTGGCGCGGGCCAAGGCTTGATCCAACTCCTCGCGATAGTATTTGGTCAGGGTTTTGTTGTCGATGCCGAGGATGTCGGAGATGACTGCTTGAGGCGTGCCAATGGTGGCATGAAGCTGGACAAGCTGGCGGCTTTGCTTTGATGGCTGGTGCGGCCTGCGGCTCATGCTGCGATCCTCTTACTTGCCAGCGCGTTGAACGTCTCGCCCGATCCTTCAAGCGTTGCCTCTTGTCCGGTGAAGTCCTGCCACCGCTTGACGATCACGTCGCAGTACCCCCCATCACGCTCCATCATAAATGCGCGGCGATCAGTCTTTTCACAGACGATGCAAAGCGTTCCGCTACCAGAAAACAGGTCAAGGACCGCACCCTTTTGGGGAACTGACAAGTATTCTGCGGAAAACTCTATGATTTCTGCGGGCTTTTGCGTCGGGTGGACGCTTCCCTTTAGAGCAGATCGGTTGACAGTTTTGCTGCGAAGCGGTCGATCTTCTGTCGTCCAAGCAAGTTCGCCATCGCTCATGGTTAGTCCGTCCTGACCCTTGCTCCAATAAAGCCACCCGCGAGTGGCCGGAAGAAGGTCTGCGAAGTAATTACCACCCCAAATAACCGCAGGAACGCCAAGGGCGACGATGTAGTTAAAGATTGAAGCGTCGGGTCTCTCAGAATCCCACCCCTTCTTTTCGTGATGCTTGCGGTTGTGCTTGGGGTTTGCGCTAATTGATTTCTTCTGCCCGTCAATGCCGATGCCGTAGGGCGGGTCAGTGACGATTGCATTAGGCACGTTACCCGCCATTAGCTTATCCACCGCATCGATGCTGGTGCTATCCCCGCACATCAGCCGATGCCGCCCAAGCAGCCACACGTCGCCCTCGACCGTGACAGGCACCGCAGGCACCTCTGGCACCGCGTCCTCGTCGGTCAGGCCCTCGGTCGGCTCGGTCAAGAAGTTTGCAATCTCGTCCACGCTGAAGCCCGTCAGGTTCAGGTCAAACCCCTGTGCGTCCAAGTCCTGCAATTCGATCTTCAGCAAATCGTTATCCCACCCTGCATCCAGCGCAAGGCGGTTGTCTGCGATGACATAAGCGCGGCGCTGGGCTTCGGTGAGGTGCGATGCTTCGATGACGGGCAGGTCAGCAAGCCCCAGCTTTTGGGCTGCCATGACGCGCCCGTGGCCTGCGATGATGCCGTTCTCGCCGTCAACGATGATTGGGTTCAGAAATCCGAATTCGCGGATGCTGGCGGCGATCTTGTCCACTTGCTGCGGAGAGTGTGTGCGGCTGTTGCGGGCGTATGGCACCAGCGAGGCTACTGAAACTGTTTTATAGTTGGGAAATTGCTTCATCTGTCGGCCCCCGGTGCAGATTGTCTGTCGCGCATCTTAACGCTTCACGGCCAAATATGCAAACTGTCCTACGCCCTCGCGCTTGCAAAACAGGAAACACCGCTTGTCCGTCTCTGCTCTTGCGGCAGCAAAGCGATGCAGCCCGCCGCAGTGCTGGCCGACATGGTAGACGATGCGGTCGCCCTTCTGCGCCTCGCCAAGAGCCGCCTCGAAAGCGTCCGGCTTGGTGTCGCCGGTGATATAGATCGTGCTGCTCATTTTCCCCTCCATGATGTTTGCACATTACGCGCCAAGATACACAGACGCGATAACTTGCAACCCATTGGCCTGTAAGGCTTTTCTATAGATATTATATGTTTACACATATATATATACTTACTTATTTCATACCAGAGGGCCCTATAGGTCACCTCTCCGGTCGTGATATTATGACTGATACAGGTGTAAACATCGCAAAGTTTAAACTTGCCGTTTTCGCCATAGTTATCAATGGCTTGCAAGTTATCAGGCGTGTGTAAAATAGTGTGTAACATCACGCCACCACCCAAACATCTGGGATTTTCCCCTTCCAAGCCTTCTTGCCAGCCTCGCGGCGGATCATGCCTGCGCTCACCATTTTGTTCAGGATCGGCTCAAGCGCCTCGGGCTTCATTCTCATGCGGTTTGCCAGCACCTTGGTTGATGCGCCCTTGTCTGGGTCAATGTAATTGATGACGCGGGCGGCGATTGCTTCTTCTGGGCGATCCTTGGAGTTGTCATTGGCGAAGACCAGTTTGATCTTGGCGTCGAGTTCGGCGCGGACATAAGCGAAGGCCCAGCGCACATGCTCGGAGGTTCTCTGGGCTGTTGGTATGGCCAGAATGAAGCTGATCTTAGCGACCAACTCATAGGCGCGGCGGATCATAGCGACGGATGCCTCGCCGGTGTTCTCGCCCATCTCCTCGGCATAGGCGTGCAGCCACTTGGACACCTTACGGAGCATTTCGCTGGCATCATCGTCAGTCTTGACGGGTTCGCGGTCGCCGGAATATTCCACCCGCCCGCCGCTGTTCATCACGTCAAAGTTACCGCCGTGGAAAATCTGGGCCAGCCTCATAGCAAGGTTTTCTGGCATCGGGCGCTTGCGGAAGTTCTCTCTTTCTTCTGGATTGTTGTCGGTCTCAGCCACGATGATGGCGCGGCCCACAAAGCCTTGCGTTGCTGTTTCGCCGTCCATGATCTGATCGAAAGTGCCGGGCGTTGTGAAGCCGACCACGGAAAGAAACGGGCGATCAAGGCCCTGATCCACCATGTTCAGCATACGCTGCGCGCGGGCGATTAGATCATCGCGGCCATCATCTTCAGCCTTGGCCAGC